GCTGACCCCTGTCGGTGGCGAAGATAAGGCGAAGACTCTGATCAAGACCGTGCGTCGCAGCTGGAAGGATTACAAGGGGAGCGGAAATGCTGTTGCTTTCATGACTGAGGATGCACTCAGCGATCTGCTGCTGCTTGAGGATGGCATTGGCCACTTCCTGTATCCGACCAAGGAGACTGCTGCGAATGTGCTGGGTGTGCGTGAAATTATCACCGTGCCCGTGATGGCGGATGCTTCCACGACCCGGACAGATACCAACACCGGTAAGTCCTATAAGCCGGTTGTGATTATCCTGAATCTGAATGACTATAACGTTGGCGCAGATAAGGGTGGCAGCGTGAATATGTTTGAGGACTTTGATATTGACTACAACCAGCAGAAGTACCTGATCGAGACCCGGTGCTCTGGTGCTCTTGTGAAGCCCTATGCTGCAATCGTGGTTGAGGAAGAAGTAAACCCTTAACACCCCCTGATGATGAACCCGAACCTTCAGGGGATCCTTCCACGCGAACCGTGGAAAGCGTAGAAGATTTTGAAGCGGCCCTCGGAGATTCTGGGGTGTCCGCTTTAAATCTTTCGGGAAATTTAACCCTCAGCTCCACAAAGAGCATTGATCGCCCGATTACGATTGATCTGGGCGGTAATAAGATCACGACAACGCAGAGCGGAAAGACATATATGTTCAATGTTAAGAACGGTGGCGTTCTGACGCTCAAAAACGGTGAGATCGAGGCTAATTATCGTGCCGGCATCGCGCAGAATGGTGGACAGATCATTATTGAAAGCGGAAGTTATACCAGCAAGAATAACGCTGTCTTTGAAGCAAAGACAAATGGTAAGGTCGTTGTAAACGACGGCACACTGGTTGGTCCTGAAGGCGCCGTTCTCGCGCCTGCAGCAAATGGTATTATCGAGATTAATGGTGGAACGCTTGAAGGTCTGGATAATTTCGCGATCGCAACGAATGGTAATGCCGGGAATAAAGGAAATCTGATCACGATCAATAATGGACGGCTCATCGGAAACATAAAGACAGCAGGATATGAGGCAATTGGTGTCTATATCGCGAACCAGGATACCTTTGTCATGAATGGTGGAACGATCATTGCCAACGGTGGAACAGGGCTGTGTATGCGCGGAGGCAACGTGACCATCAATGGCGGGAGCATCACCGCGACCGGTACAGACAAACAGGGCAATCCTGTTGCTGATGGGAAGATTGGTGATGATGCGACAATTGCCACAGGCGTTAGCGCCATTGTCTATCATAAGTCCAAAGACTATCAGAATGCCGGCATGAGTCTGAATATTACCGGCGGCACGGTCACTGGTGTTGATAAGAGCATCGATGTAATCGGTATGGCGGAAGGTGAAGAACCCACCATTAATATCACCGGCGGTGTGTTAATGCCTGCTTACCATGCTGCTTAAAGAGGTGGTTGTATGGCCAGATTTCATGGTGAGATCGGATTTCTGACAACTGTCGAAGAAGATCCTGAAAATCATCCCGGCGTGTATGTGGAGAAACTCATTAAAAAGAATTACTTTGGGGATGTTTACAGCAACAGCCGGAGATGGGATCAAAATGGAAACAGCATTAATGACAATCTGGTGATCAATAACCGAATCAGCATCGTGGCCGATTCATTTGTAAAATCACATCTTGGCGCGATGAAATATGTAAGATGGCAAGGGATTCCATGGAAAATCACAAATGCTGAGATTCAGTATCCCCGGATCATTCTTACAATCGGAGGAGAATATCATGAGCCGGAGAGTCATATTGCACCGTAAGCTTGAAACTGTACTGGGATCAAGAAACGTATATTTTCAGCCTCCGACCGGCACCAAAATGAATTTTCCATGTATTGTTTATCATTTGGATACAGCGAATGATGTACATGCCGATAATTATATTTACCGGAGGTTGTATCGATATAGTTTAACCTATATCACAAAAGATCCTGATGATCCGAAGCGGGATCTGATCGATAATATGCAGTATTGTTCATTTAATCGATTTTTTGTTTCGGATAATTTAAATCACTTTGTATATACAATATACGCATAATGGAGGTATATCACCATGGCAAAAATGGTATGGGATCAGAATGGCACCAGGGAATTTGAATCCGGTGTCAGTCAGGTTGCTCTTTTTCCAATGAGTAACGGCAATTATGAAACCGGTGTTCCGTGGAGTGGTGTTACCGGCATCACCGAGAATCCGAGTGGCGCGGACATCACGGATTTGTATGCTGACAATATCAAATACGCTTCTTTGCAGTCTGCTGAAAAGTTCGCGTTTAATATTGAAGCCTATGATTATCCGGATGAATGGAGCGAGTGCGATGGTAGTAAGCCCGTGACTACTGCACCCGGCGTTTATATTGGACAGCAGGCTCGTAAGCCTTTTGGCATTGTCTACAAGACACAGATTGGTGACGATACGCATCCGGGTATGGATAAGGGTTATAAGCTGCATATTGTTTACAATTGTACAGCGACTCCTTCCGGACGCAGCTATGCCACGATTAATGAGAATCCGGACGCGATCACGATGGGCTGGGACGCCAACTCCACGCCGACTGAGGTTGGGACGGACGGCACCTACAAGCCTTGCTGCACGATTGTAATCGACAGTACAAAGGCTGATAAAACCAAGCTGGAAACTCTGGAAAACAAAATTTACGGCGGAACCGGAAGCGGCAGCACCGGGAATCCCACGATGCCGCTGCCCGCAGAGGTTATCAGTACGCTGAAGGCCTCAACAACTCCCTGATCATAAATAACAGTGGACCGTATAACAGATTACGGACGCCGCAGCAGAGGACGGGGCTGCGGTTTTTTATTACAGAAAAGGAGCAGGAAAACAATGTTAAAGAAATTGATTAATTATACCGATTATGACGGACGGAATCGTTCTGAAAACTTTTATTTCTATCTGAGCAAAGCGGAACTCATGGAAATGGAGCTGAGCAGTGTTGGCGGCATGCAGAACCTGATTCAGTTAATCATTGAAAAACAGGATATTCCGAAGATTATGGAAGCTTTCAAAACCATTATTCTGAAAGCATACGGCGAAAAGTCCGCAGATGGACGGCGGTTTATTAAGAGTAAAGAACTGTCCGAAGCATTTTCGCAGACTGAAGCTTATTCCAATCTTTATATGGAACTGGTGACGAATGCGGAAGCTGCCGCAACATTTATCAATGGTATTGTGCCGGATGATGTGGCTCAGGCTGCTGCAAAACGTCGTGAAGAAGAACATACAGAAACGTCTGAAAATGAAAAGCCGGCAGAAGATAACATCACAAAACTCCCGGTTGATGATCAGGCTCATCTTTTAAATTAACAAAATAAGGGAGATATAGAGAATGCTTACGATTCATATACCTGAAAAAGAATTGTTCAATGAACAGGATAATTCATTTACAACGATCAAGGCCACAGACGTGCATCTTGAGCATTCTCTTATTTCCCTTTCCAAATGGGAATCAAAATGGAAGAAACCTTATCTGGATAATAAGGAACTGACACAGAAGGAAATATTTGACTATTTCAAATGCATGATTATAGATAAAAATGTTGATCCGGAAATTTTGAATGTGATTGACATTGATGCTATCCAGCAGATTCTTGATTATATTAAAGATCCTCATTCAGCTACAACCGTGACTGACAGACGCCCTGGTCGTTCCAGAAGAAATGAAACCGTTACATCAGAACTCATTTATTACTGGATGATTTATTACAATATTCCGCATGAATATGAGAAATGGCATCTGAATCGTTTGATGATGCTGATTCGGGTTTGCGGGGTGAAGGGTGGAACGGCCAATCAACAGATGGATTTGAATGCAATTTATGCACAAAACAATGCCATAAGGGCAAAAAGGAGAGCTGGGAAGTAATGGCTAAGCCAATGGTTCAATTTGTTCATAAAGGCGATTTTAAGAAGATCGAGGCATTTCTTGCAAATGGTTTAAAGTTTAAACCGGCTATTCGAATGATTCTGAATCGTTATGGACAAAAAGGCGTAGATGCTCTTCGTGAATGGACACCTAAGGATACTGGCAAAACAGTAGAATCCTGGTCTTATACTATTGAGGAAGAAGCAAACGGCACGCTTAAAATTGTTTGGCGAAATTCAAATCTTGGAAATGATTGGGCACCTATCGCTATTTTACTGCAGTATGGTCATGCTACAGGAAATGGCGGATGGGTTGAGGGTCACGATTATATTAATCCTGCAATAGACAGTATATTTCATAGAATGGCTGATGAAGCTTGGAAGGAGGTAAACCATGAGCGAAAGCGTTGATACTCGGATTGTTGAGGCAAAATTTAATTCAGAGCAATTCGAGCAGGGTGTGAATAGAACCGTAAAGAAGCTGGACGAATTAAAGAAGTCGTTGAATCTGGCTGATACGGGAAAATCTATCACCGATCTTGCTGATAAAACGCAGAAGGCCTCCGACAAAGCTTCTCAGTCATTGGAGAAGCTTGAATCAAGGTTTACT